CCCCGCGCGATCGCAGCTCATCCTTACCCTCCAGCGTCAGCTTCCCCTTACCATTAGTCCGCACCTTCCTACTCACGAACTGTTGCAATAGAATCTCGTCCGTTCCCACCGGCCCCAGATTCACCTTCGCTTCCTCCACCATTCGCCCAAACTCAATCCACATCTCCGCCGCCCTATTCACGAACTGATCATCCCGAATGGCCCGCTCCCCGAAGTTCACCCGCCGCACATCCCAACCCTCAGACCGCAACGCGTCACACATCACAACACCCATGCCGCCCACATCCGCATAGATATCCGCCGCCTTCAGATTCCACTTCCTGAACTCCGCTATGAACCTACCCACACTGGCCATCGTGTCCTTATCCCGCCACCGCACCAGTCCCCTAACCGTATTACCCTGGCGAATGACGAGGACGCTTTCATCGCCGCCAGCCGAGAAGTCACAGCCCGCGGTCAATGGCTGACCCTCCGTATCCTCTTTAGGTGGGCCACTAACCACCCTCTGCCAATCGATCGTCTTCACCGCCGTCAAACTCCCGTCGTCCTCCATGAACTCCGCATAGATCATCGATCTCACCAGCGGATGACCCTCGCCCCATCTGGCGAACTGATCATCAATCCACTCCTTCCGGATATGCGGACAATCGAACGCCGTCACCGTAAAGGTATTCCACTTCCCATCGTTCCGCCGGAATACATCGTAGAAATATCCGGAGCTACCACCCGGACTACTCATCAACAGAGTCCGCGTTGGCTGGCACCGTTCCATCGACTGGAATATACCGTCCGGTACCGCCTTCGCCTCATCCACAATATACAGCAAATCATTGCTCGGACCCTGCACATGCCAGCCCTCCGCCTTCTCAGGATTGCTCGCGCTGAACCCTATGCATCTACTCACCAGCTCCTGGCCATCCACCTTCTTCGGGTACACATACCGGATCTCTCCATCCTTGATCGAGAATCCATTCTCCTCGCCACCCAATCCATTGATCATCTTACGAAGGTGCGGCCACAGAGCATCGGCCACCTGTCGGTACACACCCGCCGTACATACCACCAAGCTCCCAGGCCAGCGGAGCATGTGCCAGACAACCGCTGACGCCGCTACCATGCTCGTCTTGCCAGAACCATTCGCGGCCTTGAGTGCTACCTTGGAATGCTTCTCGTTCAACGCTCCCAGCACCTTCTCCTGCCAAGGATAGGTGTCGCGAAGCCCCAACATCATCTTAGGGAAGTTGGCCAATTGTTGTGCCTCCTCCAGGAGCTTACGCTGCTTCCATGCAGGGATATGCGAACCCATTCCTAGTGAAGGGGGTTTCTTCCGTTTAATTTGCTTGACACTCATAAAATTGGGTTGGGTGGGGAGAGGGGGTATAAGGTATCACCCACCCCCCTCCTGGGTGGTCCCCCTCCCCCGTCGTCCTATTACAATATCCGCCATCCGTATACCGCTATTGCTATTGCCTATCCTATTTAGATTGACCACCAAATGCACCTAGTAGATTGCCACTAACTGACAATTCCTTGCCGCCCTTACCAGTATGTTCTAACGAGGCGCGAGCAACGTAGCCTCTGGTTCTCTCCAATAGCCATGCGCTACCTTGCCAGCCATTGCCGCATTGACGCACTACGCTAGTGAGTTCTAGTTCTCCCTCTAGCCTTGCCAGTTCTAAGTCATTGGCAAAGGCAACGTTGCGCTTTAAATAGTCATGCCAACCACCAGCGTTGCCAGATGGAAAGCCTGCCAGAATAGCTACACGTTCAAGCGGTATACCAAGGCGGCAGGCTTCTATCGCTTTTTTTAGCTGCTCTACGGGAACCACTTTACATGGCCTGCCGCCTCTCGACTTGGGCTTGTTTTCCCCTTGGACATTGACTGTCTTATCCCCTTGGACTTGCTTTGTCTTACCCGTTGCCATGGCTAGCACTTGGCCCCTGAAAAAGGCCACTTGGCCACATAAATCAAAAAAGTGTCGACAACAGTAGAGAACCAGTGTAAACCGCTGAAATCCTGCGAAAACCGTGGGGAAAACAACGGAACAACATGCAACGAAAACTCAACAGACTCTGGCAGGGCCTTGCCTTGCTGGTCGCAACCGCAACCGTCATCGGGACCGTCATCTGGCTCTTGGTCGACGCACTTATGGGAGGTGCAATGTGAAAATGGTTCTTCTCAGCATTTTCGGTTCTGCTGGCTACACCAGACAGACTGGCCGATACATGTATACGCAACGGGCCACTTTCAAGTCTTACAAACAGGGGCTTTCAAATCCACTGGCAATAGATGAAATGTCTGTTGGCCCCGTAAATGGTTTTCCAATACCTGCCAAACATACACTGTTGGCTCAATTATTAAAGTATGGTTTACCAATACCACAAATGGGAACAAACATTATCCAACACATAAGGCACTTGCGTGAAGTAAAGAGTCGCAAAACAGTTAAGGCCAGTCTTATTCAGCAAGCCAAAAAAGTTCTGCCGCTTGGCAGTTTGTTAGGTATTGAGATTGAACATTATCCAATTTATACCTTTAGTTTACCTTCCAACAGTTTAGGCAACTACACTCATGATGGCAGTCTAGGAACTGGCGGTATTGAGCTTAGGCGTTTGACTTGGGTTGGTCTTAACGGACGCATTAACGGTATACTAGGATTGAAGCCATTATTGGAAGGTGCAACAGTGAACCACCGTTGCGGTTTACATATACACGTTGACATTAGGAACCTGCCGCCTGTTGGTAATGGGACAACAGTCCAATGTGATGTTGGTGAAACATACGACAGACTTTGCCAGTTGTACCCGGTATTAAAAAAGCTAGTGCCCAAATCGCGTTTGCGTTCGACTTACTGTCGCTGGTCTAACAACAGACGCGACTCTGACAGTTTCCGCTCTAATAGTGCTGGCAATAGATATTCTGCTCTTAACTATGACAGTGTATTGGAACATGGGACCATTGAGTGGCGCATGCAAAGCGGCTCAACCAATGTTGTTAAGATTGAGTCTTGGGCCTTGCTCTGCCAGTTCCTGACAAGGTGGGCCAGCGTACGCCAGAACAGCATGCCGCATAATTGGGACCAGTTCCTAGCCATCCTGCCGCAGTGGCTTGCCAGTTGGTGCGTGTTGCGCCGTGAACGTTTACATGGGGATTTAGGCCCCGTCGACGAAAGAGTGTCGTCTGCCATATCACAAACAGAATAACAACCAGCAACCAGCAACATTATGTGCAAACTATTTATAGCCACTGGCAATTTCACCAAACTGCAAACAACCAAGTTAATAGACAAAGCAGCTTCACTGTTTAGCAAAACGCAAAAGGACGGTTTTGGTTTTACCGTCTATGGTTCAAACGGTACCGTAGCAACAGGCCATTATTTAGAACCGTCAAACTACCCGGGCTTCAATGTTACACTACCAGAGTGGATTGACTGCAACAGAATAGAAACAGGCTCAATAACAACCAACACAACTGCAATAGTCTGCCATGGCAGAACCGCGACTAGTCGAGTAATGTTGGCCAATGTCCATCCGTTCACTGCCAAAGGTATTTCAATGTCACATAACGGCGTGTTGTCATGGATTGGCAAAGGGCCTGCACCAAAAGCAACCAACCACTGCGACAGTGAACAGTTTCTAAATTGGTACAACACCTTAAAAGCCCCGCTTAATAACACAAAGGAAAATTGGTCTGGCTACGGCGTGTTCGGCATTATTGACACAAAACGCAAAACGCTGACAGTGGCTAAGTGCGGTTCTGGCAAACTGGCTTACTGTTCCAACAACAGCGGGGCACATATGTGGTCCACTGAACAGCATGATCTAGAGACTATTGCCAAGGTGTTGTCAGATAGCGCAACCAAGCCACTGGCCATGCGGCCCAATACTGTTTGTCGTTTTGCAATCAAAGCAAAAAAGCCCCGTCTGTTGTCTGTCACCAACTGGCAGGGTTTCGGTTCTTCAATTAAGTCTGCTGACTGGTTCAAATCTATGGGAACATTGGCAGAACCGCAACACAAGCCACTTACCTACAAACGGGATTCATGGCCACTGTCTGAAACAGACTCGTTTCCTGACTACCAACCAACAGACAAGCCAGCAGCAACAGCCAGCCCATTTGTCTTACCGTGAAGCCCCTGTTGCGTGTCCTTGGCTATTTAGCGTTATGTCTGCTGTTTACAATACTGCTGGTTCTGTCAGCACTGGCAGGTAACGGAAAGAACTAGCAAGCCCCGACAAGCCCCGATAGTTGCAAGCCCCTAGGAAGCCCCTAGGGGCCTTTTGTTTGCCCTGTCCACTGTCACCACCTTACCGCCAATTAAAAGCCCCTTGACGGGGCCTTTCCGCTCGTTTGCGGGGCCATGGCCCAAGCCCATGCCGTTGCAAGTCTGCCAGTCTGCCAGCCAGAACCGCTTTTTGCTGCCAGTGAACCGCAACTGCAACCACTTTAGAGCAGGCCACTTCCTATGTGAATAAGGTTCCCCTGGTCTCAATTCACCCCCCCTTGGACATCGAATGTCCCACCCCGCTATTGGCATTGGACATCCCGTGTCCGACCCCCCCCGTCGCCCGCCCCCGCGGACCTCATG